TCTCGGAAAGGACGCCGGAATCGACCAGGGCGTACACGTCCTTCGCCCGCTGGGTATCCGGCAGTTGGACATCGAAGGCCAGGCCGCGCTCGTCCGACGCGAGCTTCAGGCGCTGGCTCTTCGTGTTCGCGAGCAGCTCGCGCCGGTCATGGCCGACCAGCAGCGAGATGTTCCCGCGAAGGCTCTGGTCGAACGCGCCGCGCGCCACGCGCTCGGTGAACGGCTTCCCGCCGTTGACGCTGCGCACGACGAGCGGGTGGCTCGGGGCGTCGTAGACCGCCGCGTAGCCGGTCAGGCGGTTGCCGTCGCGCTCGAACGACGTGGTGCGGACCTCAAGCATCGGGGTTGTCCTCCCCTGCGTTGTCCGGTCCCGTGGCGGCCGCTGCGCCGCCGGGCATCGACACCTTCGGCTCGTCCAGGCCGTCGATTGGGTACAGGCCCAGCCGGCGGCGGGCGTCGTTCGGGCTCATCACGCCGGCAAGCACCAGCTTGGAGAACGCCATCCCGGCGTCGCGGAGGTTGCCGCGCAGCAGCACGTCGGTGTCGAAGCGCAGGTACTCGCCTGGCTGGAGGAGCTTGCGCTCGATCTCCGCGCTCCAGACGGAGGCCCACAGCGAGAGGCCGCCATCGACGTACGCGCGGGCCGTCTCGGACTGCGAGGCGAGCGCGCCGCCGCCCTGCTGGAACAGCATCTCGGGCGGGATGCCGAAGGCGCGGGCGATCTCCTGCACCGAGAACCGGCGGCTCTCCAGGTTGGAGGTCGAAGTCTCCTGGCTGATCCGCTCGGCCTTCATCCCCTCGCGCAGGATCAGCGGGCGGCTGGCGCCGTCCGGCTGCGCGTGCATGGTTTGCCAGGCGTCGCGGATCGCCTGCACCGCCTGGTCGCTCATGGCGCCAGGGTGGCTGAGGCTGATCTTGCCCGTGCTGCCCGTCTTGACGAGCGCCGAGTGCGCCGCGTCCTGGTCGGCCGCGAGCTGCATGGCCGGCGCGCAGGCGTCGAGCGGGGAGACGAACCACGCCGGGAAGTCGAGGTCCGGGTACGCGCCGATGTGCACCACCTGGTCGGCGGCGAGCTTCACGTCCTTGATGCGGTACTCGACGCCCTCGTCGGTGAACTGCGCCGTGGCGGCGCCATCCGGGATGGGCTGGAGCTCGGCGACAGTTCCGTCGTTCGCCCGCCGAATCAGGGCCAGCCCATTCCCGGAGGTGAGCGCGCAGCCCGTAACGAAGCGGCGGAAGTCGAAGCCGGATTGCCAGCGGCTGGCATCGCGGCTCAGGAGCTGGGCGACCGGGTGGCCGTCGATGACGCTGCCGTCGGCTCGCTCGACGCGCACCGGCAGGCGGGCGATGTCAGAGGCCAGGAGCTGCACCGCGCGCACGACGGCCGGCAGGGTCGCCGGCGAGACGTTGCTGGCGGTGGTGCCGTTCTGCCACACCACGACGGTGGGCTTGACGGCGAAGATCCTGGAGAACCACGAAGGCACGCCCGCATGGAACGAATGTGCCCCCAGATGTCAAGCGGATTTCGAGAGAGTGCAACAATAGAACAGGCACCAGCGTGGTGGTGCCTGTCGCGCCCTTGCGCTCGGCCTTGCGGCCCTCCTGCGATTCGGTTCGCAGAAATGGATGTGGGTTCGGGCCCCTGCCCTTCAATCCCGGCGCTGACACGCCCGCGATATTGACGGATGGGGGTCATCCGTGTCTTGTCTGCGCTGATTCTAACCAATCGGGCAGGCACTGTTCGCGATGCCGCTCGCCTCGCGCACCTGGTGGTGCTCCATCAGGATCGCGGCCATGTTGCCGGCGACCACGGCGTCGGTGTTCCCTGAGCTGCGCCCCTTCACCGGGCGGATGTTGCCCACGTTGTCCTTCACCAGCCGCACGGCGTTGAGCGCCGCCCGCAGGACCGGATCGTCCTCGTACAGCAGCTGGCGGCTCTTGAGGAGGTCGCCCCAGAGCTTCCACGCCGGGGCCATGGTGCGGATCGACTGGTCCACCGGGACGATGGGCCACCCTCGGTCCTGCCAGCGCTTGATGTCCCGCGCCTGGCTGGGGTGCGGGTCCACGCCGATCTTGCGGATGTCGTACCGGGCCATGAGTGCCTCTATCTCAGCCTCCACGACGGTCATGTCGTGGTACTCGCCGGGCATCCGGCGCAGGAACCCCTGCTCGCACCACTGCCCGAGGGGGTTGCGGCACCGCTTCTCGTCCAGGGCCATGTCGAGCCCGGCCCACCAGGAGACGTTCCGGGCGCGCAGCTGCGGCCCGTCCACGACCATCAGGCACATGGTGGTGAGGTCCAGCTGCGGTCCGTAGCCGCCTCGGGAGAGGTCCAGGCCGATGACGGCCGGCGCGCCCTGGAGGCGGGACCAGTCGCAGGGCTGCATCTGCCGCTCGAGCACCGACAGGTCCACGTCGGTGGTGGCGATTTCGTGGTAGCGGCAAGCAAGCTGCGTCTCAAACTCGGCGATCTGCTCGGGGTCGCCCGACTGGAGCATGGTCCGCGCCGAGAGCTCGAGCTGCGTCGGGTCGATGATCGTGCCAAGTCCGGGGTGGGCCTTGCCCCACGCCGACGGGTCCGCCGCCTGGTCATCCTGCTCGAGGCCGTAGAGCATCGGCCACCAGCCGGCCGGGTACGGGCTGCCGTCGGCGATGGCGCGCTCCAGCTGGTCCCAGTAGCCCCAGATCGGGCGGGTCTTCTGCTCCGGGTCGGGGGTCGTGATGGCGAGCAGCTGGCTGGTGGCGAACTTGGCGAGGCCCGTCAGCAGCCGGCCGAACGCCTTGTCCATGCGGGCGACCTCGTCGGCGATGACGAGGCGCGCCGTCAGGCCGTCGAGCGCCTTGTCCGTGCAGGGCAGCGAGATGTACCGATTCCCGCCGTGGCGCACGCGGCCGGGGTGCGCAGGCGTCGAGCCGCCCGTCGCCTTCCAGCTGTCCTCGTCCTTGTCGGCCACGTCGCCGGCGAGCGTCCCGCACATGGTCTGCATCCGCTCAAAGGTCTTCTGGGCGAGCCGGCCGTCCGGGGCCACCGAGCAGAACTCCAGCCGGCTGCCGGGGTCGCGCATCGCCGCCATCAGCAGGCTCGCCGCGAACTCGGTCTTACCGTTGCCGCGTGCGACCGCCAGCAGCAGCGCCTTCGTCGCGGGCGTGTCGGAGCGCCGGCCGTCGATCACCCGCCGCCTGGCGAGCAGGACCATCGCCACCATGCACTGCCAGGGCATCCAGACCAGGGGCTGCCCCGCGCCGGCCTCGGCGCCCTGCCCGCACTTCAGCGCGAAGGCGCGCGCGTCCTCGGCCCGCTGCTCGTCCCACCAGACCGCGTGCGCCGCCGGGTCGGCCCGCTCGGCCAGGTAGCGGCGGCAGGCGTCGCGGATCCGGGCGTTGGCCGTCGTGGAGCCATCCAGGACCGCCTCCGCGTAGGCGTCCGCCTGCTGCGCGCATAAAGGCGGCTTCGGGCGGTGCTTACGCCGTCGGTCGGTTTTGACGGTTCCCCCAACGCGGTCCCCGACGGGCCGAGGGGGGCTCGGGGTCAATGGGGGGGGTGAAGCAGTTGCTTCACCCTGCTCGTTCGCCTGCTTCGCGCGCGGTCTTCGCTGCATGGCATTCCTTGCACAGGCTTTGCAGGTTGGTCCACTCGTCCTTGCCACCTCGATGCAGCGGCACGACGTGATCCGTTTCCAGCTCACCCACCGCACCGCAGTTGGCGCATTGCAGGTTCACCTGGCGGTAGTGCTTCTGCCTGCGCCAGTTGCGCACGGGCTTGGGCGCTTCGAGCCTGAACGGCTCGCCCAAGCTGCCTTTGAACTTCCACCTACGCAGCGCCACGCACGGCCTCGCAGAAACGGTCATCGTCCTCGTTGCGCCACGCGATCAGCCATGGGCCATGGTCCTGCCTGCACACCACGACCGGGATCTTGCCATCGTCGGCGTCCCGGATGGCCTGCGCCATGAACCCCTCGACGGCCTTGCACTGCGGCGCACGCTCGGGGAGCAAGGTCTGCTCCCTCACGCGGTGCAGGTTCGAGAGCAGGCAGAAGAGCATCCCGTCGTCCGTGATGCTCAGCACCTGCTTCTCTGCCCTGCGTTGCCAGTGCGTCAGCCGGTGGCCGCGCACCTTGACCTCGACGTGCAGGGCAGAATCTCCCTGGACGGGCTCAAGGTCGGCCTTGGCCTTGCCCCAGCGCTGGGCCGTGCGACGCCACTCGACCCCCGTGCACTCGGTCAGCACGCGTGCCGCCTCCAGCTCCCCTCGGGAGCCCTTTGCTCGGCTGTTCATCGCTTGATCTCCCGTACTCGGTGCCTTCCGACCTTGACCACCACGACCTCCTCGGGCCGGTCGTGCCTGGCGTCGGGGTTCTTGCCTCCACGAGCCTCGTTCAGCTCCTTGGTAAGCAGTTCCATGCACCGCTCTTGCACGACGATGGTTCGCCACAATGCGTCCAGGATCTGGTTGGCACGTTCGGGCAGCGCCGCACGGTTCGCGTCGTGCCAGGCACGGTCGCGATCCTCCTGGCGCTTGATGGCGGTCTTTCGCTCCGCTAGCCAGCTCACGCCGCCACCCCCTTCAGCCGGTGCAGGAGAACGGCACGAACGTCCCGAGCCCCGGCGAGCTGCTGGACCTGTTCGTTCAGGAGGTCGTACGCCGACCTGCCGGTGCGAGCCCACCCGAGGCAGAGGTCGCGCCAGCAGCGGGAAGCCTCGTCGAAGGTCAAGCCGTGCTGGACCATCACCTTCGCGCACACCCTGGCTTGGGCCACGATGTCTGCCCGAGGATCCCGCATCCGAATCCGCGCCTCCACATCCGAAGGAACCTCCACCCCTCCGGCTGCGGCGTCAGCCGCGCCTTGGTTAGGTTGGTGGTTAGTTCTATAGTTAGGATCCCTGTCGCTCCCTGCTACACCACCTGTAGCCGGCAGCGACACCACCTGTCGCTCCCCGCTACACGTGGGTGTCGCTCCCTGCGACAGGTCAAGGACGTAGGTGAGGGCCTTTCCGAAGCCTCGGGCCTGCACCACCTCCTTCTTCCGCAGCGACTGCAAGGCCCGGTTCACGGTGGTGCGGTGGAGCCTCGTCTTGGCCGCCAAGGCAGCCTGTGACGGGAAGATCCGGGCGCCGTAGTCAGCCAGGGCGAGGAGCACCAGCAGCTCGTCGGAGGTCAGGCACGGGGCGAGGCGGAAGACCTCACTCGGATGCGTCTTCGGCATCAGAACGGCACCTCCTCTCCCGCCGGATCGACCCAGCCGTCATGCACGACCATGCCGTCGCCGTAGGGCTTGAGCTGGAGCACGATCTTGGCGCCCGCGTCGAACTTCACGGGCTCGAACGAGGTGAACCACTCGATGCCCTCGCCGGCCTCGATGCCGACTCGGTAGTACTCCTTGCCGGACTTGCTGGTCTTTGGTTGCACTCCTGTACAAACGCCGCGAATCTCCTGAAAGGCCGGCGCAGACGCCTGCTTGCCTCCTGCGGGCTTCGACGCCTTCGATGGTGCCGGCAGCGCCTTCGCGGGCGCGGGCGCGTCCTGAGCCGTCGTAGGCCCGTCTACGGGCATCTCCTCAGCGAACGACCCCTCGACGCCGATGAGCGAGAAGGCCCAGCCCATCACGCCCTTCAGGGCGCGGCCGGTGGCCCGCGTCTGCGCCATGCCCATGCAGGCGAAATGGTCCGCCTTGCGCCAGCGCGGCTCGTCCAGGAAGACGGCCGAGGTGCCCTTCGCGACCATCATGCCCGTCATGCAGTCGTAGACGCCGACGGTGGCTTCCCAACGCGCCGGAAGCCCGCCCTGCTCCTCGACGAACTGCACCGACAGCGTCCCGGTCGTGTAGCCGAGGCCCGAGCCGATGGCCTGGCAGCCGGCGACCTGGAGGTACTCCTTCCCCTGGATCTTCACGACGTGGGACTTCTTCACGACGGGCGCGAGCACCCGGACCAGCTCCATGTTCGCGGTCGCCCGTTGCGTGGGCGTGAGAGCGCCCGTCGCGCTCGGCTGTAGCGTGAGGTCAGTAACCTGTGGCATGGAAATCTCCCCTGTCTTTGGGGGCGCCTGCCGGGGGTTCGACTCCCCTCGGCTCCATTCACTTCCAGGCGCCCGATGGTGCGTGTTATAGCACTCCATCGGGAAATGGAAGGATCCTTCCTCACATATTTTTACGCAGCTCCGAGACGCAGAGCGGCCTGCGCCTTGCGCAGCGTCGGGTCTGCCGGGACGTAGTAGCTCTGGACGAGCACACTTACGTTCGCATGGCGTGAGAGCTTGGCCAAGTCAGCCAAGGGAACGCCTGCTTCGACGCAGGCGGTGATCCCGCCCTTGCGCAGCCGGTGGAACGCGCCACGCCCGGCGACGCCGGCGGCCTCGAAGTCCTTCCGCAGCGTGTGGTGGCTCACCTGGACGGGGAAGATCCTGTCGCCGTCGCCGAAGGTCCGGGCGACGGCCAGCGCTGCCATGGCATCGTCCGAAAGGGGCAGGACCGCCGCACGGCGGGCCTTCTCAACGGGCATGAGGAGCACCCGGTTGTCCTGGTCGATGTCAGGCCACGTCAGCGCCCAGGCTTCCGAAACGCGCAGCATCGTCGCCCACAGGAAGCGGTAGACGGCCGAGCGGTAGATCGCGGTGGATCGGCCGTCTGGGCGACCGTGCACCTCCAGCCGGCGCAGCACTGCCGCGAGCTGCTCTGGGCGCAGGATGTCGGCACCCTTGCCTGGGCGCGGCCGGCGGGACCGAACGGCCTTGGCGACGTTGAGCTGGACCAGCCCGTGGGCGAGACACCAATCGAGGTACGCCCCAACGTGGCTGCGCTTGTTGGCGGCGGTCTTGGCGCTCGGCTGGCTGTCCAGGAACGATTCGAGCATCGGCCCGGTGATGTCGGCCGGCTGGGTGACGCCGTGCGCAAGCCACAGCGCGCGCACGGTTTGCGCGGCTTTCGACCTGTGCACGGTCGAATAGTCCAGCGCCTCCATGCGCTCCTCCCATCGTCGAATTGATTTGTCCACTCCGGCCCACCAAGGAAGTTTGCTACTTTACGACGATGCCAGATCTGTTGAGCACGGCGGAGGCGGCGCAAGAGCTTGGCATCGCCGTGCGAACGCTGCTTCACCGTGCGTCGGTGAAAGGAATCAAGGCGGAACGGCGGATCGGGAGCAACTACTTGTGGACGCGCGCCCAGGTGAAGGCGCTCGGTCAGGTCCGCCCGGTCGGCCGCCCGCGCAAAGGTCGCGTCTAGGGGTGTTTACACTGTAGCATCAATGTTGCGGGGGTGCTACATATTTCTCCGGAGGATTGTCCATGCAGAGCAGACAAGTGCAGCCTGATTACCCGCTCGGCACCGGCCGGGGCGAGAGCCTGGCCGAGGCGTGCGTCTTCTACTTCATCGCCGTCGTGGTGCTTTACCTGATCGTCCGCGACGGGGTCACTCGGGGGATGCTGACCGCGTGGCGGAAGCGGGACGAGGAGCGCCTGAGGGAGGCCGTGAAGGCCGAGCGAGCCGCCCAAGCAGCCGCCGCAGCCAAGAAGGCGTCGCGCGGTTCATAGCCCGCTGGCGTCGATGGCAGCCGCAGCCTGGCTTCTGCTTGATGCCGACGGCTTTCGCGGCGCCGGCGACCACGTCGCCGAGGCCGGGCTCTCGCCGGGTCTGGCGCGCGAGGTGCTGCCTGAACATGGCTTCCGGGTCACGGTGCATAGTTGATCGTCACCGTCGAAGGGAACGTCCAGCCGTAGCCGCTCACCACCGGGCCGCAGATCTTGGCCTTGTTGCCGCTGGTGTAGAAGCCGCCTGGGCAGGCGGTGTCGTACGGGAACTGCCAGACGCAGCGCGAGTCGCCGCAGTTGCCGGGCAGCACGACGTACTGAAGCCGGCGTCCGATGCCCGCCTGGTGCTCAAGCTGGCCGTTCACGCCGGTGACGGCGAACACGCTGGTGGTCGGCAGGTAGACCTCGGCGCACGCGAACTGGTAGGTGCCGACGATGGAGCGCGCGCCCGACTCCGGGCACACCGGCTTGCGGACGTAGCGCACCAGCGCGGTCCAGGTGTCGTAGGTCCAGCAGACGGCATTCGGCGCACTTGAGTCACACCACAGGTCTTGGCCACGGTTGTCCTGCACCTGGTGCTCGTTGCGGATGAAATAAGCGACCGTCAGAACATCCCATCTTTCCGTGCACGGCTCGCACATCTGCTCGACGGTGAATTCGTTCGGCGCCCACTCCGCGCACGGGTGCGGCTGGCACGCCTTGAAGCTGCCCTGGACAAACACGGGCGCCGCGTAAGGTGGCGTGTCATTGAATCCATCGTCCGGATCCTGCTCCGGGTACGGGTAGCAGATCACGGCGTTGTTTGCAGCCGCGTTCGTGGCGCCCGTGTACGCCGTATAAGTGATGGCCCCGCTCTCGTTCGGTAGCACGACGCTGCACTGGCCCGTCGGATCCAGCGGGTTGGCGACGAGGTCCATCGGGAACTGTGCCGTCACCGTGCCCGTCGGCCAGTTCCAGCTGTAGTCGTTCCGCGTGGAATCCGGGCACGCCACGCCGCTCTCGTCGCATTGCGCCAGGACGTGCTGCAACCAAGGGCCGGCTTCGCAGTTGCCGTTCTTCAGCGTCCATTGCCAGGGGCAGTCATTGATCTGCAACCATCCGTCCCCTGGGCAAGGATTGTTCGGGCCGGGCGTGCCGTTGAAACACCACCGATTTCCTGGCGCGCTGACCTCGTAGTCGCCCCACGTCCAGCAGTCGCAAGACACGGTGCCGATGTCGATGACGTACTGGTCGGCGATGACGCAGCAGTTCTCGCCGTCGCAGGCCACGCAACAGCTGTCGCCGACGCACGGCGCGCCGTCTCCGCAGCAGCAGGGCCATCCCCTCACTTCGACTTCCGGCAGTACCAGAACCCGAAGCCGACGCCGATGCAGCCGAGCAGCAGCGCGAACCAGAGGGAGCCGAGGAACGAGGAAGCGTCAGCGAGCATGGCGGGCCTTCTTCTTGGGGTTGTTGCGGGCGTACGTGATGCCGATGGAGCAGCCGCTTGCGAACGCCGCCAGCAGCGTGACGAAGAGCAGGATCGACGCTTGTTCCGTGGTCATTTCTTCAGCCTCTGGATGAGTGTGTAGATCACGCCGCCGGCGACCATGACCGCGCCGCCGATGGCTGCGTACTGGATCGTGGTAAGGAGCTGGGAGTCGCGGTCCTCCGCGCCGGGGAGAGCGGCGTGGACCTCGGCGGCGGCCGCCTGGATGGCGACCAGGTCTGCCTCCACGACGGCGAGGTGCTTCTGGGCGCTGGTGGCGCGGAGGCGGACGGTGTTCGTCTCCTCCGCGATGGTCGCGGTGGCCGAGCAGCTGGACAGCGCGAGGATGGCGGCGGCGGCCTTCATGCCGCGTCGATCCTCACCCACTCGCCTGCGGCCTCGTCCCACTCGTACAGGTCGCCGTCCTGCGGCATCGGGACGGGTGCCTTCCACTGGCACGTGGCATCGTCCAGGAGCCACGACGGGTACGGCTTGGGCGGGATGAACGCGTCTAGGTCGGCGTTGTAGGTGTAGCCGATGCCCGCGAAGTTCTTCCGGATGTTCCCGTTGTACGAGGTCTGCTTCCAGTGGCCGCCGTAGGTGTCGGAGCACCACTGCTCGACGTTCGGTTCGAGGTCGTTGCTGACCACGATCACGCGGATGACTCGGTCCCAATGGTCTAGTTCTGCTGCGTGTGCCATGTGGTTACGCCGTGTATGAGCCGGATGCGTTGAAGGTGAGGATCGTGTCCGAGCCGCTGGTCGTGACGGTCGGGCTTCCCGTGGTCGTGCCGCTGTAGTTGGCGGTCGCCATGCGGAGGATCACCACGCCGGAGCCGCCGGAGCCGCTGCGGGTTCCTCCGTTTCCGGTGTTGGCAGCACCATTGACGTCCGTACCGCCTACCAAAACACCACCACCACCACCGACTGCCCGAGTCACGCTGCTTCCCGTAATTGAAGAAGCCGAGCCAGCACCCGCTGCTCCGGGGGTGCCATGTGCAGTCGCATTGCCTCCCGCACCTCCTGCTCCACCACCACCTCCAGCCGGATACGGACTCGTTCCGGAGAATCCTCCGTTGCCTCCTCCGTTGTTGCCTTGCCCGCTTGTTCCGGTGCCTCCGGTGGACGTTTGTCCAGGGTCGCCACTCCAGCCGCCACCACCGCCTGATCCACCACTTGAACCCGCGCCAGCGCTGAAGCCGCCGCCTTTGCCGCCACCCGTGGATGTGATGCTGTCGAAGACGCTGTTGGAGCCGTTTGCGTTGCTTGATCCACCAGCACCACCAGCGCCTACGGTGACAGTTTTGGCTCCGCTTCCAGCAGTTAGGGTCAATGTTCCTGCGCGATATCCCCCCGCGCCACCACCACCCGCATAACCACCTCCCCCGCCTGCGATGACGAGGTACTCGACGTTGTAGGTGCTGACGCCCGCCTGCGTGGTCGCGGACGCCTCGGCCGTGTAGTCGCTGGTCGCGCTTGGCGAGGTGCGGGTCGCCGCGACGCGGAAGCCGTAGCTGGTGGACGCGGTGAGCCCGGTCACCGAGTAGCTCGTCGCACCCGAGCCGGTCGTGTGGATCGTGCTCCACGACCCCGAGCCCGACGGGCTGCGCTGCTGGATGATGAAGCCCGTCTCGTCGGACGAGTTGTCCGTCCACGCGAGGTTGATCTGCGTGCTGCTCGTCGCCGTCGCGGTCAGCGAGCTCGGCGCGGCGGGCGCGGTGGTCGCCGACGCGGAGGTGCTCGCGAGGCTTCCGCTGTCGCAGTTGTACGCATACACCCGGTAGTGACGGGTCGTGCTCGCCGCCACCGTGTCGGTGTAGCTGTTGGTCCCGAGGTTGGTCGCGATCACGCTCCACGACCCGAGGCCGTCGATGGACCGCTCCACCTCGTAGTACGTCGCCTGGTTGGGCGCGGCCGTGCTGTCGGCCGTCCAGGACAGCGAGATCGTGCCGACGCCGCCGGTGGCGGTCAGGCCGCCCGGCTGGTTGGGGGCGCCGGTGGCGAGGCATCCAGCCTTGGTGGTCAGCTGCGCCTTGCGCAAGAACGAGCGGATCATTCCTCACCTCCTCCTGGGTTCCAGAACAGCCCGGCGCAGCGGACGGGGTTGGGGCGGTCGAAGTAGGCGAACGCAGCGCCAGACAGGTCAGCCGTCACCCATGCCACGACCTTGGCCTCCAGGCTGGCAGTCGTGAAGGCCGAGCCGTTCCACTTGCTGCCGACCGGGCCGACCACCACGGACGGGTTCGTCGGGTCCATGCCGTCCAGGAACGTCGCGCTGTTGTGCCACTCGCGCAGGTTGTATGCCGTCGCGAACGTGAAGCGCGCGTCGGCCGGCGCGGGCACGCCGGTCGCGCCGGTCGGGCTCGGCGGGTACCACAGCTCGATGCCGTAGGTCCAGCGGTAGGTGGCTCCGGTGATGGGCGTAGCGCTCACCACCGTGCAAAGGAACATCCCCTCGACCTGCGGCTGCACCAGCTGCGAAGTGGCCCACTCGAGCCCCTGCTGGTGCTGGGCGACGGCGTTGGCCGCGTCGGTCCAGCCGTTCGTGACGAAGCGGTTCGCCTTGCCGAAGAGCCCCTGGTTGAACCTCGGGCGGTGCGTGGTCACGGGATCCTCGTCGGGCCGGCCGTCGTGAACTGGTCGCTCACGGACGTGCCGTACAGGTTGGCGAAGGTGGCTTTCGACTGGTAGGGCTGGAACCAGATGACCGACTGCGACTGGAGCCGCTGGATGCCCAGCACGGTCGCGCCCAGGGCAAGGTGCGGCAGGCCGTCGTTGCGCGGCAGCGCCACCTGGTTCAGGTGGTACCACTCGTCGAACAGGAACGTGGCCGAGACGCGCCAGACCTCGCTGTCAAGGGTCGCCGTGATGCCCGTGCAGAGGACGCTCCCGATGGGCCAGCCGAGGAAGGCGGCGTCATTGCGCTTGTTGACGTAGGAGGTGAGCACCGTGGTCCACGGCGGATCGTCGGCCGTCGTGGTCGAGGCCGTGCGGTCCCGGATGTTCTCGATGGTCACCTGCTGCTGCGCGACGTTGTACTGGCGCGGGTTGCCGTTCAGGTCAACCTTGCTGCCGGTCGTGATGCCTGCGGAGGGCGGCCAGGAGACGTCTCCGTTCGTCGGCAGGGTCGCGCCCTGGACGTACATGGAGACGGCGCGGCTGCCGACCACGCGGGTCTGCTTCACGAACTCCTTGCCCCATGAGTCCGACGCCTCCCAGGGGAAGACCTCGGTGGTGAACGTGGCGCGCACCGTCCAGGAGTAGGGCGCCTCGCGCAGGGGCTCCACGGTGACGCTGCGGCAAACGTAGCGCTTCAGGACGCCATCGGTGCCGTAGACGGCCGACTCCAGCCGCTGCTGCGGGCGGACGGGCAGGTTCGTGCGGATGGCCGCGTCGCCGGGGTATGGGTCCGTGCCGCTCGCCGGCGTCCAGAACAGCTTCCAGCTGCGTTCCAGCGTCTGGTCGCGCCAGCGCTCCTCGAAGCGCCAGCTGCGGCTGTCGGCGTTCTCGACGGTGCTCCAGGTGCCCATCAGTTGCCACCGATCTTTCGCTCGATGGAATCGAGGATTCGGTTGTTGCGCTCCATGGCAGGATCCATGCCTCGCGCTGAACCGACGCCGCCTGCAAGGTCCGCGCCGGTCATTCCGCCGGTGTAGAAGCCAGTGGCGCCGACGGCGTCTGCGAAGGCGCCGATCACGCTCGGCTGGTTGACCGCGAGCGGATCGCTCATGTTGGCAGTGAGCTGGTCCCATCCGGCCACGAAGCCATCGCCAAGAGTCTTGAAGAACGTCTTGGTGGCAGCGGAACCTGCGCCAATGTCTGCGTTCGACGTGATGCGGTTCGCGCGCTCGATGGCCGCTTTTTCTTCCTGCTGCGCAATCGCGGCGGACGCCGGACCCATGGCCTTGCCGATCTTGGCGTCCGACTCCATCTGCGCGACCTGCGCGCGAATGTCCGCGTTCATCCCCTCAACCGAGAAGCGGCGGCCGAGCTGGTCGAGCTTGTTGACGTGCTCCGTCAGGCCGTTGATGAACCCGGACAGAGCGCCGTAGGCCACCTGAATGGCCGAGATTCCAGCCATGATCCCGGTCGAAACAGACGTTTTGCGCGCCGTCCGGTTCAGCTTGTCGAGCTCCCGGTTCGTGGCGGCCACGCCCTTGGCCACGCCCTTGGCGTCCATGTCCACCTGGATGGAGGCTTTCAAAGTCTTGTCAGCCATTGCGGAGCCAAGGGAAGAGCTGCGAGGGGCGTTTGCCGGTCATGGCGGACGCGATGACCACCAGCGCGCTCTCGATGCGCTCTCCGTTGGTCAGGTCTTGGGCGAGGCCGGCCGCCATGGTCATGCGTTGCTCGGGGCTTGCGATGCGCCAGAGCCTGCGCTCGGCGCGTCCGTAGGGCGTTGGCGGTTCACCTCCTCGAGCAGGCGCCCGGCGATGTCCGCCCGGATCTTCCCGGCGTCCTGCGGGTTCTGGAGGAACGCCGAGCCGTCCTGGCAGGTGATGCAGGCCACCCACCAGAACGGGTTGTGCGAAGCCTGCTGCACGTCCGCGAGCGTGGGTTCGCGGAACGTGAGCAGGCCGAGCTCGGGGATGTCAACCGAGCGGGTCCGTGCGGCGACCTTGTGGAGGTCAATCGGCAAGGGTCACTGCTCCTCCCAGGAGAGCTCCCACATTGCCGGGCCGGTGCCGTCGTCCGTGAACGAGGCCGAGAAGATCTGCACGTTGATGTTCCCCGTGCCGGCGCCGTACTCGTCGTAGGCGATGGTGCCCTGGTCGGTGTACTTCAGGGTCAGCACGGCGGTAACGGTTGCCGCGAGGTCCACGGGCATTAGGTGGCTGCGCAGCGTGTTGTCGTTGCTCCCGTCCTGGCGGTACAGGGTGCAGGTTCCGAAGCGCCGAACGCGGCCGGGGGCGCGCTTCTCACGGAAGTCCGCGATGGTGGTCACGTCGAGGCTGGCGCGCTCGAAGTTCATGGTGAAGCTGCGCACGGCCACCACCGTGGTGCCGCTGAAGGTCAGGGTGCCGCCGTAGCCGGTGATGAGTGCCATGGGTCAGATTCCTTGGAGCGAGAGGGTCAGGGTGCAGACGCGCTCGTCGCCTTCCGAGCCGTCGGCCTGCGATTCGGTGCGGAACGCGACGCTCGCGTCCGTGCAGACGATGTTTGCGGTGCCGGCCTGCGTCTCGACGCCGTTGAGCTGGGCGCAGATCTTGTCGGCCTCCTGGGCGACGGCGAGGGTCGTGTCGCCGTAGATGCTCACTTCCACGGTCACCAGCCAGAGGCTCTGGTCGGTGCCCGGCATCGCGCGCGACGCCTGCGCGGCGCTGATCTCCCAGACGATGGCTGGCGTCTGCGTCGTGGGGCGGCGCATCCCGACGCTCACGGGGTTTGCCGTGGCCTGGTCGAGGTGGTACTGGACGGCCTTGCAGACCGTTTCTAGGCTCATGGGCGGCCTCCCAGCAGGCGCTTGGCCTCGGCGAGCGTCTCGGCGCCCAGGGCATCCGTGGCGCGCTGGAGATTCGACTGTGCCCAGCGAAGCGAACGAAACGCGCCGGGAATCATCTTCGCGGCGCCCGCGCCCTTCATGGCTTGGCGCTTGCCGGAGGTGTGGTCGTGCAGCTCGGGGAACATAGCCCTTGCCTCGCCGTACATTCCGAACAGCGCCGCGCTGCGTGCTCGCTTAGCCGCCATGCTGTTTCCGGGATTGGCGCGGAAAATCTCGTTGCGCTTCAGCTTCACGAACTCCCGGCGCCCTTCCCTCTGCTGGACGAGGTGCGCCGGGGTGGACGCATAGAACTTGCTTCCTTTGCCGTAATGGCGATACCCCAGCTCAAGGAGGTGGTAGACGCGCTGGCGCCCCTTGGCGGTCGCGCCGCCCTTGGTGCCATAGCGAATCCCGATCCTCGACCGGATAGGGGCCGTCGGGCCGGCGCCCATGCGGCGAACGTCCAGCTGCGTCGCCGCAGCAATGGCTTTACGGTGGGTTGGCTTGCCGCGGTACGGCGAGGATTTCCAGATGCCGGCAAGCTTCTTGACGAACGGCGCCAGCGCCTTGCGCGCACCCTTCTTCCGGGCGCGCTCGTTCAGGTTGTCCGGCAGCTTGGCAAGGATCGCCCGCAGCGCCTTGTCGTTGAGCGTGATCTTCAGCGCCGTAGTGCTCACAGGACCACCTCCACGGCCTCGATGGTGAGCGTCCGCCGGCGCTGGTCCTTGTCCGTGCAGCTGCGCACGTTTAGGGTGCGCTGGGTGCCGTTGTCGGTCCACAGGAACCGGCTGCGCGTGGTGACCGAGGCCGTCCACGGGCAGAGGATCCGGTACGAGGTCTGGATGGCGGGTCCGCCATCGTCCACCGTCTCGGTGGTGTCCATCTGCTCGATGTAGACGGGCAGCGCGGACAGGCCGGTGACGGTCGCCCACGTCTCGGTCGCCTGGCCGAGCGCGTCGGTGGACTGCGTCGGGTTCTGCACCGACGCGACCAGCCGCATCATGCCGTGGGGGACGTGGGCCATCAGCCGATCCCCCCCTTGCCCATCATGGCGCAGATGTTGTCCCAGTAGTCGGTCTTCAGCGGCACGGTGTCATCCCCGCGCGCGGCGTTGAGCTGCGTCACGCGCTGGAGCACCGCCATCTGGAGCAGCGGGTGCAGGGTGTTGTTTCCGGCTGAGACAGTCAGGACCAGCGGGTACTCGACGTCCGCCACGTCGAGGTCCGCGTACTGGAGCCCGTTGATCGTGACCAGCGTCAGGGTGACCGTGGCGTTCAGCGTGTTCACACAGGTGCACGCCGTGACCGGCTGCCGCTCCAGGCGGACGAGCTTCGTGATGCCCGTCGGCTCGGACGCGACGTACTGCGTGCGCGTGACCGGGTCCAGGCACCAGCCGGTGCGCTCCTCGAGCTCGCGCACCGTCGCGTCGTAGGCGATCTGGAGGTACGCATCGTCGCCCGTGTGGTAGACGCGCGCCGCATCCTTGATCGTGGACAGCGTGATCGGCATTCGTCCTCCTGGACGCAGAGGGGGCGGGCGGGGAGAAGTGCCCGCCCCCTTGCGCTTCCGGGGGTTTGCGTCAGGTCAGGGTGATCTTCAGCGCGGCGACCGCCTTCGGGCGGACCACCTTGCTGTTCACGAACACCATGCCCTGGAACTTCACGAGGCCGGGGGTGGTCACGTCATCCCGGAACATCGAGATGCCGCCCCACTCGCGAATGGCGAACGCCTCGCCGACGTTGGCGAACATCAGCGGCACCGAGTTGGTGACCGCCGCGGTCTGCCGGCCGGGCGCGTAGGGCGCGATGTACACCGGGCGGCCCATCAGCATCATCGGCGCCGCCTGCATGACGCCCGAGTCCGAGCTCGGAACGAAGAGCGGGACGTTGCTGCTGGACGTGTCCACCTTGAGGCTGGCGATGCGGTAGTAGGCGTCCTGGCTCATCACCCAGGCGGCCGACTGCCAGTACTCGGCGGGCAGGCTCTTGTAGCGCAGCTCCGTCAGGTTGGCGACCGTGAAGGCGCCGTCCCAGCCGCCGCCCGAGCCGTGCGCCGCGCTGACGGCGACCGACTTGTACGCCGAGTCCCACAGGAACAGGCCCGTGGGCTGGTCGCTGCCGGTGCCGACCGTGTAGCCCGACTCGATGCCGCGCGAGATCTGGCGCTGGAGGTGCTGGATCACCTCAGCCTCGATGTCGAAGTCCGACTGCCGGACCACCCAGTGGGTGAGCTCCGACTTCGGCAGGCCGCCGACGGGGTTCAGGTTGATCTCCGAGTGCGTCGCGTCGATCGCCGTAGCGGTCTTGTTGGCTTCCGTGGTCCAGAAGCTGGACACCGCGGCGTCCGTCTCCAGGTTGTTCCGGCGCAGCGTGACGCTGCCCTTCACGCCCGTGCGGAGGTCGGCGAGGTTGCGCACGACCGTGTTGCGGTCGAGGTACTTCAGGATGCCGGCCTCGTAGATCTTCGGGACGAGCACGCCCGACGAGCTTGAGGTCGTGAGATCGCGGAACTCGGCCAGGCCGCGCGTCTCGGGCGCGCGCCCGCCACGGCACCAGTCGATGAACTGCTCGCGGTACTCGCCCGAGGCCGTCCACTCCGTGGAGCGCTTCTCGTTCTCGGTGGTGGCCTTCTCGACGGCCGCGTAGGACGCGAACCGCTCGCGGAGCTGCGAGGCACCGATGTGCTTCTGCATCTCCTCGATGTCCCGCTTCAGCGGCTCCAGCTTGTCCATGAGCTCGGAGCCACGGGCCTCCTGCTCGGCGGTCAGCTGCTCGCTGGCGAGGAGCTCGTTCAGTTCCTTGGACAGCGCATCGCGCTGCTCGATGAGGTTTGCGCGCTTCTTGAACAGGTCGGTGGTCTTCATGTCAGTGCCCTCAACCGCAGACGAAGCCGGGCAAGCGCCGGGCTGTAGGTGCGTGCTTCAGCGCTCGTCTGCGGATAAGCGCCTGATTCGACGATGGACACCTCGCGCAGGTCCACCTGCGTGAGGGTGCGCTCGGAGCCCTTCCAGGCGTCCGAGCGGACTACGAAGCCGAAAGACATCTCGGAAAGGACGCCGGAATCGACCAGGGCGTACACGTCCTTCGCCCGCTGGGTATCCGGCAGTTGGACATCGAAGGCCAGGCCGCGCTCGTCCGACGCGAGCTTCAGGCGCTGGCTCTTCGTGTT